CGGTATAGCTTTGGCCAGCTGCTGCACGTGGTAGCAAGTTGGAAACATATACAGTGAAGCGATCAATCATACCAATCTTACCGTTACGGAGGATTGAAGATGGGTCACCCATGAACTGAGCTTGAGCAAGGTTAGATTGCATCAGGATTTGACGCTCTGTTGGGCTAATAACGAGCCAACGGTCTGTCTCAGGAACGTTTGCCTCATCCAAAACGCTTGACAAAGCAGTGATGCTTTGGAGGATGTTAGCAGCGGTTAAAGTTACAGGAGCAAGATCAGTACCTAAGTTAAAAGAAGCAGAGATCTTACCAGCGGTTGCACCTGCGTTAGTTGCAGCACCTTGGTTAAAAGTACCAAGCAATACATCGGTATCAACAGCAATCTTCATCTGCATAGCAGCGTCGTTGGTGAATACGTCCATCAACTTTGGCTTAGCTTGTAACTCGAGAACGTTGTTAACGTTTACACCGAAATACTTACCTTTGGAAATTGTTAAGGTAATGGTGCTTGGAGCAGGAATCTCATAAGCAAGATTCTGACCAATGCTGTAGTTGTTGATGGTGATTGTTGGGATGGTGTTGATAATTACGGAATCGCCCATACCAGTGATGTCGCCTTGCCAGTCGGTGTTAGCGATTTCACCAAAAACGGTTGCGGCATAGAATTTCTGTGCCAATTTGCCCGACCAGAGGGTAGGGATGAAAGTACCAGAGTAGGCTGTACCTGCGTATGCAGTTTGGCCGTTTGGTGCGTTAAAACCACCCGCATTAATGGGGTAGGTTGCTCCTGGGGTTATTGTAGACATTTAAATTTCCTTTCGAGTGTCTATTTAAATTCTGCTTTCACCCCAGGGTTTAGTTCTTATCGAATTCGCCCCTCGGCGATTGCAGTGTGAATTTGTTTTTCCATATCTGCCGCTTCCTGTTCATCGTAGAAACCTCGTCTCCAATCATTGTAAAACTGCTCAATATCCTGATTAGTGAATATTTTGTCGTTTACATTGTCGGTAGGCGTCGTCGTAGAACGAGTACGGGTCGGCGCAACTTGACGCTGAAGCTCTTGCTTCGCCCTACTTGGAGCAGGAGTTTGCGGTAGGGTCTGCTTATAAGCCTTAAAGATATTAGCCACACGGGTAACATCTAAAACCTCATAAGCATTCGATAACGCAGCTTGGCGAGGTACTCCGTAAACTGGATCTACTTGCTGGAGCCACGCTAAGAAACCTTGATCAACGTTCAAAGCTTCCCAATCTGAAACCTGCTGTCCTAGACCCACCAAGAATCTGTCTTTATCAGACACTACTTGACGTTCGGATACACTACCAAGTTGTCCTTTTAGCTCTTTGATCTCTTGTACCAGTTGCGCTTCACGCTCCCGCAGTGTTCCCACTTTGGATTCGGTAGCACGCTCGATAAGATCAATCAAATCAGGGCCAAATGCTTCTTTGTCTTGTTCAGTGATTAAAGACTCAACTACCTGTTTTTGCTCCACTTTAGTAGCCTCTACTGCAGCCTTATCAGCAATTAACTGCTGCATTTGCGTTTGCATCTCACGCATTTGACTGTGTAAACGGGGCACTTCAGCGTCGTACATCCCTTTCAAAGTATGGTACTTGTGAGCCCATTTCTCTTCAGGAATCTCAGATTGTCTAGTCTCTTGTGAAACAGTATTGTCAGGCGGCAAATCATTCAGTGGCGGATCAGCTTGAATATTCTGATCTACTTGCTGATTTACTGGGTTAGTCTCCGAGGAGTCCTCCCCGGTCTTTTCGCCATTAATATCGGCCACAATACGGTCTGCTTCTTCCAGCTGTTGCTGGACTGCCTTTGGCAATGCCATTTCTATCTCCTTTAGCTCCGACTCTTACGTACGCTCCGTTCTTGACGGTCTGCGCAGGCTCGAATAACGGTCTGCTACTACGGTTTAAATACTAACCTTTACGATTAGCGCTTAGTTTGGTGACTAACTCATTCGAGTTTTTAATATGGGCGAGTAAGTCCGCCAATATTGCGGCTTCACCTTGGAGCCGGTAAATATGTTCTTGTTGTATAGTCCCTACAAGTTGTTCGAGGGTTCCATTTCGGCTGTCCCTTAGCCATTCAACTAGTGGTCCAAATTCTTCTGCCTGTAGCCGTTGAAAACAACGAGCCACACGCTCATCTAGTCTTTGCATTACTTACTTGCAGAGACCTTCAGTTTTTGCGGATTCTTGAGCGTACTCTTTACCGCCGCGCATGCCTAAAGCATCGTTATCGCCGTCAGAACCACCTGCGCCCTGAGTGGCAGCACCTTTGCTCATGCCATCGGTCTTTGCAGACTCTTGAGCATATTCAGCACCACGCTTTTCCATTGGGGAAATAGCTTTCATAAAAACTCCTTTTTATCATCAGACAACTGTCTGATTTAGTTACTATTTACAACGTATATACAACTTTGTCAAGCTTTACTGCGAAAATCTATTTGTTACTGGTGCACCATCCATCAAGTTCTGACCCTCTGGCGGTGCAGGAGGTGTTCCACCTGCTTGTGCTTGCCCGCTTTGTTGAGCCATTTCTTGTTGCATTTGTGCTTGCTGAATTGCCTGTGCTTCAATTGCTTTGGCTTTCATCATCTCAGCCGATGGCACAATTTTATCAACATTCATGTCAAGAGTCATAGCGGTCTGACGTAGCAATTCGGCAATACCTTCCATGCCAACAACCTGTTGAGCCGCTGGGCTATTTAAAGCAAGTCCTAAGAACTCATTACGACGCTGCTGGGCAGTCTCTTTTTCCATGATCGAAGACGCACCACGAGCAACAATATCAACATCGCCCTTTAGATCCGGATCGTCAGAGTAGCGCATATTGTAGTAGTACAAACGGTCAATACACGGTTTAATAACGTTCTCGTCAATATTTGAGATGACCTGCTTAATAGATTTACCAGCGTTTGTCATCAACATACTCATACCAGAAGCAGTTCTACCTGCTCCGCCTGCGGGCGCGCCGCCAGTCATATAACGTGGAATACCTGTGTACTCGTCAGCTAAAACTGAAAATCTGTCGTATACAGCCATTAATTCATTAGCTTGCGAGTTTGGCTGGTAGAAAGATACAGGAGTTTGATTTGCCCCTAATGGGTCAGATGTAGTTTGCCAAATCTTCCAAGGGTACAACTGAGTAATATTTTCACCTTCAGGTAAGCGGTCTATGTTGTAGACAACTTGAGGCCCAGATGCCAAAGACATGTTATTAACAAGACTACGAGCAGCAGCGTTACATACATCTTGAACGTCTCTACAGAGGTCGGCGACAGAGTTGCCCCAAAAAGCTCCTGGGACTTCCTCATACGAAGCTTTGTAATATGGCTTACGACCGAGCGGATCAGAATTGATAACGGCTTTAATAATCCATGAACCGATAAGCCATGCTTCAATAGGATACTCCGCCATAGGGTCGGGAACCTCTTCAGGAGACATTCCCCAATCAATGAGTAAACGGCCTTGCACTGAACCCCAAAATTGTAACGCATCAATTAGCTCCGATGGGTTTTGGCCTGCAGCAGTTGTAGACTTGCCTTCAGCTGTTGCGCGAGTAAGGTCCACATAGATCCATTCGCGTAAGCCGCCCTTTCCATAAGCTTCAAGGACTTGACGTATGGCTCCATCGCTATAACCATCAACTCCAATAAGTTCGTGAAGATCAGCCCGTGATAATTTGTGTCTTTCAAGTAAGTACCCGTCGTTAATAGTTGAGCAATCAGGAGCGGGGTAAATATTAAATGGGCTTACTCGTTCCCACTCTAATGCTAAAGTTTTTTGAATTTGTAAGTCGTACCCACCGCCAGGCAGCTTAACCCATTTTAACTCGGGTCTATTACGAACAACAGGGCCTTTTAGAATTGCAGATGGGAATGTAACTAAGTCGTCAATAAACTGAGCAAACGCTGTAGTCCACTGACCTTCAATCATCTGCTGATGCATTTTCTTTTCCATGCGCTTAGCAGTTTCTTCGGCAATCTCACCGAGCTGGCGATATGCAGCATCTTTAAGGTCAAGCAGCATCTGACGTACTTCGACATCAGTAGGATTTATTCCTGACGTAAGCATCTGCTCTAATTGCTGTTGAGCACGCATCATCAAGTCTTGCAGAATATCTGGTTCCATATCAGGAATCGGACTAGGCTTTAAGCTCCATGGTTTTTCTTCAGGAGTAGACATAACAACATCGCGAAGCCAGCTTGAAGCCGCACGGCATTTGTTCGAAGTTAGCATCATAAATATTGACGAACTTCCCTGCTCACGCAGCTGCGCTAATTTGTCAGGATCATACTGTCCACGACGTGCTCGAACAGATTTAAGCATTTGCTGTTCGACTGTGTACTCTTTAGCCATACGAGCGTACATCCACTTCTGCTTGATGTATGCAGCAAGATTCTGTACTACTGGGCTAGAATTTGCAGTGACGGCTGCAGCACGCTCCTCTTCTTGGAGCTGCTTAATCGATTTGATTGGCACGATCCCACCAACGGTTGTATAACCGGGGGCAGTCGCGTTTGTAATATTTAACGCAGCATCCATAGACTATTTCGAAATGTCAATACTTGCTTTATAAGTGATAAACCATTGATCTGTCAAGCCCTATTCCCAAACAAATGAAGTTTTGTTTACAATTCTTGCTTTTCGGCTTAACACATCACCTGTAATGTTTCCATCTGCATGCAAACACGCATACTGAAAGGCGTCCGCAATGTGAGAGTAACCGTTTTTTTCCGGTTTGTCGTCGGTATCGCCATTATTTTTAATTTTATACCTATATCCGCCTCTTAGTGCATTTATTAATTCTTTGCAGCTTGGATCAATAAGCATAGCTGGTTTTCCATCAGCTATACGAGTTAAAAGTGCATCTACGGCGGAAAGTCTAGCCACAATGCTGTTCGATTTAGCCGGAATTACCCTAAATCCTTCTGCTTTTAGGATGTCAAACACGCTTCGCTCATCTGTCTGCGCCCTCTGTTGACCAGCTGGATCACCAATAATTAGCACTGGCATACCGGGAAATTTGTTTGATAACAAGGGTTTGAGCTTCTCCCTTGTGAATCTAAGAGTCCCCATTCCGTCAGATACTAAGTTCGCATAGGTCAAAAATCTTCCCTGCGGATCAACCTGCGATATAGTGCAGGCGGGGGTTAAGCCAAAGTCCATCCCAATAACTAGCGGGTTCGTGGACAATTTTATATAGTTTAACTCTTTTTCAGACACATGAATATCACGATCGAAAGCCCTAAACACAGGCTGTCCGGACAACGATTTACCAAATTGCGCGTTGATATATACATCAATCCAATCTTCTGACTTACCTTCTGCCAAGTTTTCATAGTATCCGTCCGGTAAAAACTCAAGCCAGTCTGCCTCTTGGGATAATCCGCTAGGCTGGAAAAAGCATTCTGCATTGTCTGGTGGTTCACTTAGATATGTTTCCCAAAAGGTATCCATATCGGGCGGGTTGGTCATTCCCCAAATATGAGCATTAGATTGACCGTTGTCATCGACACAACCCACGCTGTTATCCAACTTAGAAGGGAAACGGCCAAGACGACCCTGTAGCGCATTAAAGATGTCGGGGTTAATTTCTCTAAACTCGTCCAGAATTCCAAAAGAAGCCTGTAAAGACA